AAAGATCCGGCAAGCATACCAACAGGGCCAAGGGGCGCACCGAGAGCAGCACCCATCATTGAAGGAGCCATACCCCTAGCCACTAGACCAGGGATGCGTGAAACACGTTCTTCTATGGGCCTGTCTACAGGCTGTTGCCTAGCAATGTACTTAAGCCCAAGGTCAGAGACCTTAGATAGGTCGTTATTGGCTAACGCCTCAAGGTCTGCATCTGATAGCTTGCTTAGATCAATAGCCATCACTATTTCCTTTGCTTTCTTCTTTCAAGCTCTTGTCTCGCAGCACTACCAAGATCGCCAGGGGTGACTTGTTGCTGCGTCAAAGGCTTTGGCATTTGCGAGAAAACACTATTGATTGTTTGGTTTCTTCCAAAGTCTTGCTCATAAGCATTTTTAGTAGATACAGATACTTCCGACAGATAACGGTCTAGATCAATTAACTGGCTTTTGTACTGCCCGTATGTTTGCGCTTGTGCCAAGCTAGCAACAAGGTTTTCAAACCTTGCGCCTTCTTTTTCTGTGACCGCTCCAACACCGGCTCCGGTTGGAGATGCCGCTCTCATTTCGTTAAGACCAGTTACAAAACTACGGTTAGCTAATTTGTCCATAATTGCTTTTGCGTCTGCCGCCCGTGTCCCAGGAACCTTGGAGGCAAGTTCACCCCCAAAACCAGTAGCAGCCCTAAGCCCTTCATCATTATTCAACAAGTTTCTAATATCGTTTTGCGTATCTCGATATGTCCTAAGCATTGACACAGTTGCTGTCATTACTTGCGGTTGTTTAGCCTTAAATTCATTACGAATTTTTGGAGGTATGGCTGCATTAACAACCGTCGGGTTGTCTACCGTTGATTGCGTATAAGCTGGTTCTCCAGCAACAGGTGCTTGCAACGCTTGTTGCGGTGCAATCTGGGTTGGCTGCGGTGCGGGTTGTGCTGCCTGAGCAGCGGGCTGCACTGGCATAGCTGCTCGCGGCATTGCTTGCGGTGCTACCTGCGGTGTTTGCCTAGCAGGAGCCACAAGAGCCGGTCTAGCTTGAGGTACTGGCCCTGTTAAGCCTGTTTCTGCTTGTAACCGCAAATTGTCTTGCGCTGCTTTTGCCGCATCAATAGCGTTCGGCATTTGCGAATAATTGAAAGCCTCGGCTAATTGCTCCCCGCTAAGATTTGCCTCATCTACACCAGGGAACCTAACGGCTGCGTAAACTTTGCCAACATCGTTTAAGCCAGTTTTGCCACCGACTTTATGCTCTACAACTTTTTGTCCTGTAGTTGGGTTTAAGCCAACAACCTTCCCGTCAACTGACTGAAATGTAAGATTTTTTTCGCCAGAAAATACTACTCTCGGCTCTTGATTTGGCGTAATAGCAACAACCTGATTACCAATTATCTTGTACTGTGGCGCATTAATGCCAATCTCTGTTTGCGCCGCTTTTATTAGGTCTGCGTATTGCTTAGGATCTAACACCTGACGAAGTGCAGAAGAGGCTTCCGGATTAATTGCTCGCGTAATTTGACTAGGCATACGAGCTTCTGGGTAGACGTTCCCTTCGTCATCCATTGGGTGCGGAAGAGGAATCTGCGACCCAGGTGTTTCGGTGGTTTGAACAAGTTTAGGCAACTGCTCTCTTGCTATTTCCATTGCCTTTTGTTTGCGAGCCATCTCAGCAAATTGCAACCCCAACATCTTGTCTTGAATTGCCTGCTGAGTTGCACCACGGTAGGCTTGTTGGCCTGCCTGTAGCCCTTGAGCTACAAGTTCTCCCGTCGTTCTGCGTACAGGGCTTCTTCCTGACCCCGCCAACAGACTAAGACCAAGGTTTAGCACCCCTTGGTTTTGCGCTTCTTGTTTAAGTTTCTCTTGTTCTTCGGGGCTTAGTAAGCCATTGATGTAAGAAGGCATCTGCCCGAATAAACCACCAAGGAAGTTGCTAGTAGACATGATTACCTCCCAAACAGTCCGGCAAGACCACCTAACGCTGCGCCAGCAACAGGCCCCAACGGAGTAACCGAAGCACCTAGCTTAGACCCAACAAGAGCACCGCCTAGCGCACCTGCAAGCGGGTTAGAGTAAGTGGGCTGTACGGTCTGCTGTCCCATAGGCGCACCGTAAGCAGCAGACAAGAAGGACTGTAGGTTTGAGTAAGGTTGCTGTTGTTGGAAGTTAAAACGCTGTAGCGCGTCAGCCAGAGCCGCTTGTTGGTAAGCCTCTGTAGCCTGCCCAACTTGTGCAAGTTGTCCAATATCCGAGTAGTCTTGTGCGGCCAGACCTGGAGCGATACCAAGGGCTTGTTGTTGCCTGCCCCTCTCAGCCTCGTAGGACTGATAACCAAGTTGCCCCGCCTGGGAAGCTAGCGCATTTGCTAACGCACCTTGTGCGCGTTGCTCTTGGCTCATAAGGGCTTCGTTAGTCCCGTATCGACCTGCGGCAGAAGCCTTAGAACGCATCTGGTTGATTGCATCCTGGTAAGCCGTTGTAGCCGCATCGAACCCAGGCTTTAGGGCAGCCTGCATGTACGGATTGCCACCTAAAAAACTACCCGTTAAGGTTTGCGAGGCTAACTGTTGGGCTTGTGGGGTAAGGATATTTCCTTGCATGGCCCTGTTTTGCATCGCAGACAAAGCAGCCTGCGTTTGTTGACTTGGGCCTACATAAGTCTGCCCTTGGTAGAACTCAGGCCCGCCGCCAGAATAAAGACGTTGCGCTTCGCTTAGCCCGTACTGGACATAGGGACGCATGGCAGGATCAAGTTCTGTCCTGGTTACTGTGTTTGTTGAACCACCTGACATATCAAACCTCTCTTACCCACTTGCGGGGTCGAAAACCTAACGCTTTAGCTTTGCGATCCCAGCCTTTACGCCACGAATCAAAGCTGATAGTCCTTGCGCCACCTTCTCGCGCAACCAAGAGAACATGATCCAAGCCTGCATCAAAATCTCCCTTGCCATAAGCGCACCAAATATGCAAATTATCGCCGATAGGCTGAAGAACAACAAACCCGCAAGGGTAACTGTCCTCAAAGTACATCCAAAGAAGTGATCGTCCCGCAAAGCAGTCCGAGTAAATGTCCTCAGGTATCCATGCCTCTGGGCTTTTCTTGAGGATGGTTTCCAGACCCGACCTAATAAACGGCCAAATCCTCCTGAGTTCGTCTGGCTTGATGTATCTTGCATTCATCCAACCACCACATATCCATAGGTCATGTCAGACGTTGAATTCGGGTAATGCGTCACAGTTGCAGATCCATTTGTTACGCTGGAGACGTAAATAAGAGGGCCGTCTGATATGTGCTGCATAGTCAGAATGACTGAAGGCGTAGCCGGCCTCGTCGGGCTTGATTGAGTACCTATGTACTCAAGCCTAACCTGAGTGCTTGTTGCTGCCCAGATAAGCTCAACGTAATCATTAGCAGCAAGATCAACAAATAGATTCAACGCCGCAATCAAATGCCCGTCTGTCCCACCGTGAGAATTAGGAATCGAGAACTGCGAATTAGAGTTTGCTAGATCTGTACCGTTTTTTCTCAACCATAGGTCAGCGTCTTGGATCTGCGTATCAGCGTTTGCAAACTGCACAGAAAACTGGAGGTTGTACTTTCCCGCCGCCCTAACATTGATTCGGCTTGAGTTAGAAAGATAGACGTTGTTCGTTAAATCAGTATTCGAGAATGTGACTGCATAGGATGCTGTTGTGCTCGCAGCCGTTTGGTCGTTAACGTCGTAAAACGAGCCGTATGGCAATCCGCTTACATAGGCAGCAGCAGAGTAAGGGACAAGGATGATCTTGCTTTCTACCCCTATTCTCGCGTCTGTGATCGTGGTTGTAGTGGCGTTTCCTGTGGCAAGCGTTACCGTTCCGGTGTTGTTGGTCTTACCGTCCATGATGTTACGGACAATTTCGGCAACCGCTCGTTGATCGCCACCAAAGGGAGGCAGCGTACGAAAGATCATCTCACACCTTGAGGCACAAGCGTTACGTCGACACCGATAGCGGTCGTCCAGAAGTTACCAGTCGGCGTGACTTGGAGGCGATGGTAGTTTCCTGCGCTCCTTGCGCTAATCCGGTTATCTGAGTTTGCTGAGTAGGTTGACCCCGTAAAGTCTGTCTGCTCTGATAAAAGCCTGCGAGACCTTATCTTGATCGAGCAAGAACCACCATCAATGACTGGCCTCACAAGCGTCAACACGGAAGGCTTGCCATCCAAAGAAAGGTCGGGGGTAATAATGTTTGGCGTTAGTGGTGTGCCTGAAAACGCGATGATCTTTGCGTTATTACCGCCCGTTAGATACGTCCCCTGCGTTGTGAAGGCATACGAATCAAGACTCGCTGGCAAATCGTCAAGGCTCCCGTAAACGTCTAGATCTTCTAAACTCAAGCCTGCTGACGTAGTTGTGCTTATTGTGGTGCTCTGCGCTACAAAGTCGAAGTCAGCCTCACCGTAAGACCACTTGCCAATGTTGAAGTTGTAAATAAGAAGTCTTTGTATCGCATCAACTGACCTGTAAGACCAGATAATAAGGTTCTTGAGCGGATCAACCGCTGCGCTCATTAACGAGAGTTGAGAAACGTCGGCATCATTGAAGAACCACCGGTCGATCTTCTCTACCGAAATAGACTTGATCGACTGCCCGTCGCACATATAAAACCCGTCGTCAGACAAAAAGTAAGTGATCCCTGCGTACTGAACAATCGAGTTAGCCTCTAAGCACCCCTGCCCTCTTGATATGGTGTCAAACTGAAAGACAAGCGGGCTACCAACATAGGACATCCTGACAACAGCGCGATCCAAAAAGACTAGGCCGTATTCACCCCCAGTGACTCCCTTTACATGGCCGCCATCTGGGATGTCTTGGTAGTCTGATTGCGTTAACGCTGAAGCAGTCCAGTCGGTTTCATCTCCCAACGCAGACCATTCGACCCTGTTTGGATAAACGGTTGCGCCATTGTTGTATCCGGCAACAACAAAGTCCCTAACGACAGCAACGTACCTAGACTTAGGGGCAGCAGCACCAAGGTCTGCAAAGAGCGTAGATGTCCCCATGAGATAACCCTGGAGCCTGTCATAACCGTTAGCGGCGATCAGTCGATTGCCAAACTGCGTGAAGTTCCATCGTTGGCCAGAAGGTGTTGAGTAACCACCGGCTTTAGATACATTTGAGAATGTAAGGTCGTTGCTATTCAAAAGAAATAACTTACTAGCACCACCCGCAAAGAGCTTGACAGCCTCAGTAGGCGTTCTTGCAGACGCAATGTTATTTAAGTTCTCGGATGCAGACCCGCTCCAGTCCTGCGGGGTCATAATAGGCCCATAACCGACTGCTTGTGGCGTAACGTTCTTAGCGTCCACAAGCGCACCAGAAGCCCCAGGCTGATCGGGCATCCACTCACCAAAAGGAACCATCATCGCTTGGCTACCATCATTGTGAGCGGTACACCCGAATACTGACTTTCTTCGTCAGAACGCGTTAAAGAAGCGATAGCGCGATCATAAAGCGCACCCCAAGTCTGTAGCCTGGGGTCGTTCATGATGTAAGGCTCGGCCTCGCCTAGTGACGCATAGAGAAGTGCGTCCGGACAGGTCGTAAGCCAGAGATTTGACGTATTGCTCGTAGAGAGAAACGCAGGGGCTGCGTAGTACAAGATCTTGATCGTGTAATCGCTGTCAGGAATTGGGGCAAATTGAATCGTAGACCCGAGGATGGTGTAGAAAGCCGGTACTCCACTTTCGTTCGTCCTACCGTTCCGAATGAAGATGCTCGGCGTTGCGAACGTAACTGGGAAGTCGGGGTCAGAGTCAACGTACACATCCCTTGCTTGCAGGAAGTCGCTAGGCAGACTAATTGTCGCGCCGCCAGAGGTTGCCGTTGTCGATGTTTGCGTAAGCATTTGACGCAAGCGTAGATCTCGACGGAGCCGAATTTCTGCAAGTTGGATGAAGTCTGGGATCGCGGAAGTAAGATCATCTCGTGAGAGATAATTAGCTATGGTCGTCTGAAGATCGCTGTAAGTGCTTAGGGCCATATTCGACATCGCTCCATCGGTATTCGTGCGTCCCGATGTGTCCTATTTCGAGGCTCAATTCGTGATCCACGAAAGTCTTTATCCCGTGGTCTAAGGCTTTCACACAAAAATGCACATCTTCGCCAATTAGACCACCCGCCCCCCATACTACATCAAACCACGGCTGAGGCATAGCCTCAAACACAGACTTATGGGTTAACACAACCCCAAATCCTACAGCCGTGACTTCTTCAATACCCTTCTTGCCTCGACTCTCGATCTTCTCAAAGATCTCTTTGTCTTGATGAAAGTTTATTGCCGTCGGTAGAACTGGTTTACGCCTTGTGACTGCATTAACCCCGACAATCTTTTGGCCGTGTGCTAACAATCGTTCTAACGTGTTCTTAGGGAACCTCATATCCGAGTCCACCCAAAGAATGTACTCAGCACCGTCGGCTAAGGCTTCTTTGGCTAATGACTCTCTTTGACTAAATATGAGCGTCCCAGGGGCTGTGTACAAGAGGAATGAC